CAATCTGAAATTTATAAGTTTTTTCAGAAACCTGAATACAACACACTCTTAGATCAACTTATTCATAAATTAATGGCAATACAAATTGATGGACGATTCAATTATCCCTATCGTTCAACAATTAAAAATTGACGGAACATTTTTGTGTTTTTAAGACACGAAAATGTTCCGCCTTCAGTATATCAGTGACATCCATCTGGAGAGGATGACAGGTCGCCCGATGTTCAATCGGATCGTCCGTCCTGTAGCCGGCACTCTTGCTCTCGCGGGGGACATTGGATATCCCAGCAAGGCGCTTTACCCGAAGTTCATTGAGTATTGCAAGGAGAACTGGGATGACGTGATTGTCGTGCCAGGAAACCACGAGTTTGACGAGGGATATGATAAGAGCATGACTCTTATGCGGCAGATTTGCTCTCAGTGGCAGAATGTCCACTTTCTCCACAACGAGTCCGTGTATTTGAGGCATGAGCGCGTCAACTTCTGTGGAACAACGCTGTGGTCACCGAAGACGGCGGGCGCAGCGCATAAGGAGGCGGTCTCGTGGCTTGATTCAGCGCTCTACAATGCAACGGTGCTTGAGGCAAATACAGTTGTTGTTACACACCACATGCCGACCAAGCTTCTCACACACAGACGCTATGCTAATTATAAGAATGTTGAGGGGTTCAGCAGCAATCTGGAGGATATGATTTGCTGGCCTGTTCGCGCCTGGGTTTCGGGTCATTCGCATCATCAGAAGGAAGTAAGACTTCAGATTGATGATCCGCCTACAGATGAAGGTGAGATTGTTATGGGAGTGAATGCTTACCAGGGTGGTGGAAATCCTACGCAGACGATGGCGTTTAGTCTGATTCGGCCTAGCCCGCCTGAGATGGTTCTTGCCTAAGACTATCTACTTACGACGCGTCTGTCTAACACGGTGACGTCTACGCCGAGTGACTTTGCGACCACCGGATCTTGTAGGCCTAGCACCGCGTAATTTAGATAATCTATTTATTTCCCGTAATGCAGGATTTTTGAAGCTTCCATTTCCAAGTAGTGTTTCTCCAAGTCCTCCTGAATTGTAGACTTGTCCAAATGTTTGATCACCACCTGGTCTACGCGGATTTGCTCGCAGTTCAGCTAAAAGAGCTAACTCTTCGGCTGTGGCAAAGGGGATTTTTTCATATTCCCGTTGAGCTCTCTCATCATTAGTCTCACCTCTAGGAACGCCTAACCCATTAATTCCATTTGCAATATATCCATAACCGCGGTTCCTAAGTGCCTTCCTTACTCCAAGTCCAGACCAGCTAGCCATCTTCTATATTAAATATATAGATATTATACCGGGAATAATCAAAACTTTAATACCCTAAAAAGAATAGCAGCCGATAGAAATCCACTCACAAATCCAAGGAAGAATCTGGGGTCCTTATAATAATCATCATCATTTACAAGAACATATGTAGGAGGCATCTATAGTAGTTGTGTGTAGAAAGTTTATGCCTTGTTCTTCATCGGCGCCAGAACCAACTTAATCTCTCCCAGATTCGCAACGGTGTAACGCAGAATGAGAGGGAAATCATTTTTCAGGTAGAGCTCAATCGACGGGCACAGACTCGTGCACTTTGTGAAGAGGACAAGATGCTTCAGCTGGAAGATGCCCTGCACAATCTCATTAATGGCGCCCGCGGCCTTGTGGACCTTCATGCTGCTGCTGTTCTCACTAATAATCGTCTCCTGCTCCGCAAAGTCGCCCATGCAGCGGAAGATGAGATCTGTGCCTGAACTTGTAATCTCCACATCCAGCTTCTCACCCAGCGCATTCATATCGCGACAAATCTTCTGGAGGTCAATGGAAGGCATGTGGATAATACTGGTGAAGTTGAGAGACGGAATCTGGATATCCTCCACATCCGTGTCGAACAGCTTGAGAAAGTAGTTTGTGGTCGTAGACTTCTCGCTGTTTTCCATGCGAATGCCCAGCTTGTTGGGGTTGCTAGCGGGCAGGTAGAGCGTCAGTGAGTCGTTGTTGCCCATCGTTTTGATAAGCTTGAAGAGGTAGATCATGTTGACGCCGAGCACATGCTTGGCGGGGCAGAAGTAGTTCTCAAAACGGTCGCTGTGAAGACGGAGATAGACCAGAACCGTATGGGTCTCGTCGACGGCCATAATCTTGATGCCCTGGCTATCAAATTCCAGATTTGCCTCCGTAAGAATCTCCTTCAGGGCCTCAATGAGGGTCCGGAAGGCACCGCTCTGGACGGTCTTGATTTCAAACAAATTGCCATTCTGATTGGCTCGGACAAGAGACATTTCCTATACTGGCTTCCCTTTCCAATCTTTAGGCTTTGCGCGTATTTTTTCGCCTGTTTAAGGTGCGTTTGGAACGGCGGGTTGACCGGTTCCGGCTGCGGCTCCGGCTCCTCATCCTCTCCGTGTTATTTCGGAGAAGACGGAATCCAGACGCTAATGCTGGTGTGAAGAGAATAGGTCCATTACTAAGCACACCGCCCATGATAGACGGGTAGAAGCCGCCATGAAGACGGCGACCACCTCTGCTTACATATTGTGTCGGTTGGTAGTAACTTCCGCCACCACGCATCTTACTTGGACTGTATATTTTACCACAGGTTTTACCACCTCCTGGCACAATGTCCCGAATGCCCCCCACCACAATACTCCTCTTCCTTGAATCCCTCCTCCTGTTTACAGCAAAATGGGTCATGATTATCCTTAGCGCTCGGTAGACGCTGCCCTGACTCGGGATCATAATACGGGCTACAATATTTCTTTCCACACGTCCAACACCATGTGCGACCACAGCCTTTGCCCGCATGAAACTTACCCGTTGTCTCCAGGCCACATGCGAATACATACGCGCATGCAGCATCCTTCAAGCACCAGCGCTGACACCACGGACATTGCTTGGCGTCGTTTGACATTTACTTCATGTAAAGAACAAATTTAGACTTAAACGCCCGCTCCAAGAAACAACAGATGATTCCCACATTCTCTCTAGAATCTAGTCGCGCACTCACCGAACTATGTGTTCTCGGAGCGGAATGCCAAACTGATAAGAGCCCGTTTAACCCACGGGGCCATCGCCACCCCTATACGCCCTTTTATTCCATGTTTCTCGCCACATACAAGAATAAGCCTGTCCGTTTTGCAGAGATTGGTGTAGCCGGTGGGTCCAGTGTTCACATGTGGGCCAACTATTTCAAGAAGGGTGAGCTCTTTTTCTTTGACCGCGACGATGATTTTCTTACGAATGCTGCCAGCTTCGGATACACGAATACGAAGTTTGCGAACATGGATGTGCGCAGCGTCGAGAGTATTCGCGCCGCCCTCACTGCTACAGGTGGAAATCTAGATGTGATTCTAGACGACTCCTCCCACGACGTCTGGGATCAGAAAATACTTGTGCAGGCCGCACTGCCGTTTCTAAAGCCCGGTGGCATCTTTCTGATTGAGGACGTATTCCGCAATGTGCCACACAAAGACTATATGGAGGTTATTGAGCCTATCAAGGACCAACTGGCCTTTCACGGATTCATTGAAATGGAACACAATAATAAATTCTCACCTGGCTGGGATAATGATAAGATTTTCATGATGGTGAAGAACTAACTGTAGAGTCCATCATACTCGTCAACAGGTGCCTTTATTTTTATAAACTTAGCCCCCGAATGTTCTATGTGAATCTGGCGAAGATTTTGAAGAAGGAACATTCCCTTTTCCGCAAACCATTCCTCATAGGGATATCTGCTCTGAGTTTTTGATAGAATAGCATTTTCGATGAGAATAGTAATAATCTCATCGATTGTGTTTTTGTTTGTTAGCCATATCTGATACATGCGATAGTCGCGGGAGGCCTGTTGGTTAAGAACAGCACAGTTCATCATTTCCATCATGTTCAGCCACTCATACATATCGGGTCTATCAATCTCAATCTGTTTTGCAAGAAGATAACTGACCGTCTCTATACAACCGAGTAGTCTGCCACGCTTGAACTGGGTCGCATGTCTAGATGATGGATGCGGGGTCTGCTGTAAACAATCGTGTATGAATAGCATACATTTGTTACAGGGCATCGGGTGATGGCCTTCTGTTTAGGAGGGAGCATCAAATTTGAAGGAGGCATGACCCCCACCCTTGGTATAACAAAATGTCTACCGCCGATGCCTATAAGAAGCACACGCACAGGGAGCACATTCTGGAGCTGCCTGACACCTACATTGGGTCTGTAGAGACGCACGATGAGATGCGCTGGGTCTTTGATGCAGAGAAGAGGAAGATGGTCTATCGCCACTGCGCTTTCAACCCTGGCTTCTACAAGCTCTTTGATGAGATTGTCGTGAATGCTCGGGATGCTCTTGTTCGCAGTGGCGAAGAGGGGCGCACACCCATCAAGCACATTGAGGTGAGTGCTTGCGTCACGGCATCCGGTCTCCTCATCTGCGTAGAGAACGATGGTGATGGCATTCCCATCGAGCAGCACCCCACTGAGAAGGTGTTCGTTCCTGAGATGATCTTTGGCCACTTGCTTACCAGCGGGAACTACAACAAGGAGGAGGAGAAGATTGTCGGTGGCAAGAACGGCTATGGTGCCAAGCTTACCAACATCTTCTCTCACAGCTTCACTGTTGAGACGCGCTCTCCTAAGCATGGTCTGAAGTATTCGCAGACGTGGCGGGACCATATGCTGGTGTGTGATAAGGCATCTGTGAAGAAGGATGCCGCGAAGACCGGCTTTGTCAAGATCACCTATCAGCCCGATCTGAGCCGCTTTGTTGGACTGAACATGGAGGAGATGCTGCTCGTTCTTCGCACTCGCTGTCTGGAACTCGCCGCTCTCGCTGGCAAGGACGTGAAGGTCTCCTGGAACGGCGAGACAGTTGCGACCAACACGTTCGAGAAGTTCGTCCGTCTGTTCGTGAAGGATGGTGCCGTCCTCGCCTACGAGAAGTGCTCTGACCGCTGGGAGGTGGCCGCGGTCCTGACGCGAACTTTGTTCGACGATGAGGACAATGCCGCAGACGAGAAGCACGTCAGCTTCGTCAACGCTGTAAACACTCGGAAGGGTGGTAAGCACGTGGATGCCGTCATGCGCACCGTTCTCGGCGACTTCTGTGAGCTGGCGACCAAGAAGAAGAAGCTGGACATCAAGGTCGCACAGCTCAAGGACGCGGTCATGTTCTTCGTCAACTCCACGATTGTGAATCCCTCCTTTGACTCCCAGACGAAGGAGTGCCTGACGACGCCTGCGGCGAAGTTCGGTAGCGTCTTCAAGACGGGAGGCAAGCTGGTTGAGGGTCTCGTGAAGATTGGTCTGATGGATGAGGCACAGAACATTCTGGATGCGAAGGCTGCCAAGGACGCCAAGAAGACGGATGGCAAGAAGCGGACCACGTTGCGTGGAATGCCGAAGCTGGTGGACGCTCTCTGGGCCGGCTCTGGCAAGTCGTCCGACTGCACTCTCATTCTTACGGAGGGAGATTCGGCTGCCACGAGCGCTATCACAGGTCTCAAGGTGGTGGGTCGTGAGGCGTGGGGCGTCTTCCCTCTCAAGGGTAAGATGCTCAACGTCCGTGACGTCAGCGCCGACAAGTTCAGCAAGAACGAGGAGCTGACTGCCATCAAGAAGATTCTGGGTCTGGAGCAGGGCAAGGTCTACAAGGACCTCAAGTCCCTCCGCTATGGTCGCGTGATGGTGATGGCGGACCAGGATTTGGACGGGTCTCACATCAAGGGTCTCCTGATGAATCTGTTCCACACGGAGTGGCCTAGCCTCATGAAGGCCGGCTTCGTCTGCTCTCTTATGACTCCGCTCTTGAAGGCGTCTCGGCGGGGCGACGTCGTCAGCTTCTACTCTCAGGGTGAGTTTGATACCTGGAAGGCGGCCCATGATCCGAAGGGCTGGACTCTGAAGTATTACAAGGGATTGGGCACCAGCACGCCTGAGGAGGCCCAAGAGTGGTTCCGCGCTCTCCACGAGATCAAGTATCAGTGGGATGTTGCCACGGATGAGAGCCTCTCTCTCGCCTTCAGCAAGAAGCGTGCAGATGACCGCAAGAAGTGGTTGGCAGGCTACGACCCGCAGCGCCTTCTGACGGTGGGTGCTGGTGGTGCGGTTCCTTACAGCAACTTCATCAACGACGAGCTCATCCACTTCAGCAATGCGGACAATATTCGCTCTCTGCCGCATCTGATTGACGGTCTCAAGCCGTCTCAGCGCAAGATTCTGTTCGGCTGCCTCAAGCGTGGGCTGACGTCCGAGATTCGCGTGGCACAGCTGGCGGGCTATGTCAGCGAGCATGCGGCCTATCACCACGGTGAGGCATCTCTGACTGGCGCTATCACGAGCATGGCACAGACATTCGTTGGCGCGAACAATATCAATCTGCTTGCCCCTATTGGGCAGTTTGGTTCGCGCCTCATGGGTGGTAAGGACGCGGCTTCTCCGCGTTATATCCACACGCATCTGGAGCCGATTATTGGGACCATCTTCCGCAAGGAGGATAATGGTGTTCTCAAGTATCTGGATGACGATGGTCTGGCTGTGGAGCCCGAGTGCTACTGGCCTGTTCTGCCTATGCTGCTCGTCAACGGCTCTGTTGGTATCGGCACGGGCTTCAGCACGGACATTCCGCCGTTCAACCCGAACGACATGATCGCGCTGCTGCGGGACAGGCTCGAGGGGCGGCGAGAGAGCCTGGCGAATCTGGCTCTACAGCCTTGGTGGCTGGGATTCCGTGGCCGCATGACGATGCCCTCTGACGGTGTCTGGCAGACGCGCGGTCTCTATGCGTTTGACGATGAGAAGAAGATTGTCAGTATCACGGAACTTCCTGTGGGCACGTGGACGAATGACTACAAGGCCTTCTTGGACGAGATGTGTACCAACAAGGACATGGAGGCGGGAAAGCTGGAGGATGGCAAGCCTGCGCTTCTCAACTATGACGACCTCTACAACCACGTGGATGTGCGCTTTGACCTCTATCTTGATCCTTACTATTACGAGGAGGCGAAGAGGAATCCTGGCGAGTTTGAGAAGCGGTTCCGTCTGATGACCACGTGGCGCACGAGCAACATGGTGTGCTTTGACACGAACACGAAGATTGTGCGGTATTCGTGTGTGGGCGACATTCTCGAGGCGTTCTTCGGACCTCGTCTGGCAAAGTATGAGGAGCGGCGGCAGAGCGAGATGGACCGTCTGCGTGCTGAGGCAATGGAGGCAGATGCGAAGGCGCGGTTCATTCGGGGCGTTCTTGAGGGGACTATCGAGCTGCGGCGTGCGAGCGACGAGGCTATTGTTGCGGCGATGAAGGCTCATGCGCTGCCGCCATTGTCAGGGAAGAAGGACACTGACAATGTAGACAGTTACGACTATCTGCTGCGTCTTCGTATGGACCGTGTCAAGGCGGCTGCGGTTGCGGAGGCGGAGGAGCTGGTTGCGAAGGCACGGGCCTCGGTGGAGGCTCTGGAGGCTACAAGCGCTTCCAAGATGTGGTTGCTGGATCTTGCCGACTTTGAGAGGGTGTGGCTGCGGGTCAGAGAGGAGCGCGAGTTTGCGCTGGTGAATGGTGGGGCTCCGCCTGCAAAGAAGCGGAAGATTAAGATTGTTACGAAGGTTAACTAAGGTAAACACCGAGGACGGCCGCAAGGTCCTATAAAATCCGTATCAACAAATGGATTTTCATTAAATACATAGATGTATCTATCGAACGCCTGCTTCACGAAGAAGAAGGAGAACTGGTCTTGTATGCCGCATTCTTGAATATTTTCATACCACGCGGCATCAAGTGCGGCAATCTGCGGATGCTGCATGTTGCGTAAAAGTAAATAACATGTTGCATGTTTTACTACTGTACTACTGAATCCCTTGTCAAGTTGTTTATTAATATATGCCTTATAGTGTTCTTTATCCCTATTATATCTTTTTTGATTCATTGACTCACCATATTCTTCCCATATAGAGGGTTTTATCCACTGATGCTCTCTAAGTAGCAAAGCATAGTTCTGGTCTACAAAATACTCTTCAATCATCTTCTCAATAAAGTCTTCTGATATCTTAGGAGCCTTACTGTCGAAGAAGCACGTGTATGTATATTGGCTTAAGATGGCGTTCTTATCGGGTAGAACCTTTATCTCTTTACCCATCATACAGCTGGCTACAATATCCGATGTGACGGGTTTATCTTTCGTGTCGTAGACAGGTATCCAGCCAGATGATTCTATTTTCTTTAACATTGTGGAATTATTTGTGAAGTAATAGCAGTCGTAGCGCGTGGAGGGGAGCGGGGGCACTTTAAATGCGACGTTGTCATTGCTTCCGTAAAAGCAGGTGTAGAACGCGAGGCGCTTATTTTTGCTGGTGAAGCCGTCTTTTTGGGGATAGGCGATATAGAAGAGGATACATATGAATATGACTATTATTAGAATATACTCCATCTATTAAGTGCTTTTTTTAAAAATTGATTTAGAATTTTTAATCTTAGACAACAGTAAATGGGGTATATATATCTTATAACAAATACCGTTAATGGTAGACAAAAAACAGCAGGTGGATTTATTTGGAAATTCTTATGAAACCAATGATTGATATCATAAAAAAATTTGGTATCACCGTCTGCGAGGATCGAACTCGCGACGTTCGGCTGTCAATCATATGATTAGTATGATAAAAGGCCGACACTCTACCTACTGAGTTAAGACGGTAAATATGTACTCCTCCACCAGATTCTTTTTACAGAAGAACCAAACTGTTTACGCAAAGCGGAAATCGAATCCACGTCAACGGAATGGAAACCCGTTATTCTACCACTGAACTATTTGCGTTGTTCTCTTGCAGATTACCAGCAAGATAAGCAGGCTTCATTGTATAATTGGCTATTATATGAATTGCTGTGTGAAGCCTTAGGGTCGTGCGATCACCAGGTGCTTTTTAAAGAAGCACCAAACTTAATTCCGATACCGGGAGTCGAACCCGGGCCGAGGCTGTGAAAGAGCCCTATCCTAACCGCTAGACCATATCGGAGAGCAACAAAGTTGCGAGCCTTGCTTCGGAGAAGCTCGGAGAAGTGAAGGTTTTGAGAGAACCAAACAAACTCTTTACGAGGAGTGGGGGTCGAACCCACGAGGCTTGCGCCAACAGATCTTAAGCCTGTCTCCTTAACCACTCGGACATCCTCGTAATCCCCCATCAAAGATGGGGGTTTAGTGGGGGGTTCCAGGATGCAATAGAATATAATCATTATATTGTTTGTTGCTGTAAGCATCCTTATCCCCATCAATCTATGTGGGACGCGGCGCATCAATTTTTGACCCACGCGTCAAATTTCATATTTCGTATCAGACCAAATCTTGGCCTCATAAAAAATATGCTCACAATCGGAATTGAACCGATGACTAACGCCTCACTATGCATGCCGTATTATTGACATAAGAGCGCTGCTCTACCAACTGAGCTATGCGAGCTATGTGAAGGTTTTTAAAGATACCTACAAACTTTTGTGCCGACACTGAGGATTGAACTCAGGACCTACCGCTTACAAAGCGGGTGCTCTACCACTGAGCTATGACGGCAAAGATGGATTTTTAAAGAATCCTAACTTTTGCCCGAGGTGAGGGTCGAACTCACGGTCTTCCGCTTAGAAGGCGGACGCGTTATCCACTGCGCTACACGGGCATGTAGGTCCATCTCGGGATCGAACCGAGGTTAAGAGGTTTCCTCATTCAGACGTGATTATCATGGATGAATCAAAGCCTCCTGTCCTGACCACTAGACTAATGGACCACTTATGCCGCCGCACACACACTTCTCCCGCAGGTGGCACGTCAATTTTGGGCCGACGCTTCGACCACCTACTTTCAGAAAGTGACACTGCTTTATACCAGTCTATCGTCGTTAAAGCCCTCTATATAAATACGATTGCTTGGTGGGTTGAAGATAGCCTGCCAACTCCTCTCTATATAATGACCAACTTCTGGACTAGATCCAACCGACAGCTCATCAAGAAAGGTTTGATAATAAGAGACGGGGTGTCGTAATATATCCTCTCTCGCTACTGCCAAGATTCCAGTATATAATACATACTGTGTATTAAGAGTGCCAAACTTGTTTTCATACCATTTTCCAAAAGGGCGTATGGCCGCAGGAATCACAGCAGATTCACCATTAGCTGCCCTATTCTGCGGATCGGTTGTGACAAAATTATTTAATACGAAATTATACAAATCAGTCTTAATATCACGAGTTTTCTTACCTATCATAACGGTCGTATTATACTTTTCCACATTATCAAATATTTTCAAGGCTTTTGTATATTTATCATAGCGCGAATTAATGGAGCCAGGTAAAAAAATAGTAACAGCTGCTAAATTATTGTAATTATTTACTATATGATGAAAATACGTATGATCGCATTTTCCTAGATTTTTTAGACTAATAACCTTCTTAACTTTATCTGTCATAGCAAAGTTGGTGTTATTACCTTTATTATAAATAATGATAGGATATCGGTTGAAAGGTCCCTGTTTAATCCAGTCAAGAGACTCATTATACCGCGCAATCACCATTTCTACTTTATTTTCAGTCTGAAACCCTTCTGCTACCGGATTCGCCGTAATACAATATAGTAGTATACCTATAAAAAGAAGTAATATAAGTCTTTTCATACTATTTACCAGCAAGAATTAAGTTTACCGTGATAACTTTAAAATAAAGAAGCTCGTGAGCTTCCTTAAATTAGACTCGCGACGTTACATATAAGGGTTCAGCGGCAAACTCTTCGTACCCGCAGATGACATACTCTGCGGCGACTGCATAGGTATCGGCATATGACTGATGTCGTTCAGATAGTAATAGTAGTGGTCCACGGCCGAGAGGATATGCGGCACAGACCAGTCCACCACCTTCTTGTTGAGGTCCGCTACCTGTTCGGCAATACCCTGCGGAATATTCCGGGCATACTGGTAATACATCGCGCGCATAATAATCTTCAACTCATCGGCGCTCTGCTCGTCAATCACATACCCTTTCGGCTTACTCTGGTTAAAGACCTCCTTCCGAATCGTGTTCTGAACCGTCTTGATGTTCTCCACGGAGAAGAAACTCTTGCTCAGACTATTCGCCTCCCAGTTACCCCGTAACATGTCATCCTGGAAATTCGTCTCGACCGCCGTTTGGTGCGTATATGCTGGAAAGGAATCAATCGGGCCGTTTACATCCGGCGCCCCAAGATTCAGATTAATGCGTCCATTTTGACCACCGGCAGCGCCACTTGTAAATGGAAGTGTTATCGGACTGCTCATTCTATCTAGTTATGAAATTTATTTCTAAGTCCGGGATATAGAATGTCTGCTGGTGCCGCTCAACGCCTTGTTTCAATGGATAACGAATACTACATGCCCATCGCTGATTGCTCTGCGAAGATCTTTGCTCTGAACACCACGACGGGTGTGTTAACTGGCGCGACGTGGGCGTCTGGTGCTTATGTTAACAACGTGAATGCCTCTGGCGCTGGTCTACTGAAGGACATCGGCAGGACCTACGTATCCGGTGGCCGCACGTTCCGCAGGGTCCAGCTTGTCATCCCGCAGGGAACGAAGCTGACGTCTACCTTCGGCGTGGCCGGTGCGACGGGCACGGCGCCCCTCTCGGACTTCCTGACGGGCTTCATCGAGGTTGGCTTTGATGCTGCGAGTGGCACCACGCCGACACCGGTTGTCAAGTGGGGTCGGTAAACGATAAGCTGATTTTTCAAGAAAATGAAACACCGGCTACTTATGTTTTAATAAAACCTCTTTCTGAAGTTTTATCAAAATTCCGCGTAATTTTTTTCTACGGCATAAATATAGAAATGACGTCTGTAGGTTCAGTTGGTCGCTCCCAGCGCATCGTGTCTCTGGACAACGAGTTTTACATCCCTGTCGGCAACCTGACGGGTCTCATCTATGGCCTCAACACCACGACGAACCAGCTGGCGTCCACCTCGTGGGCCTACTTCGGCTCGCGTTACCTGTCCTCTGTGAACAACTCGGGCAATGGCCTCCTCAAGGACCACGGCAGGACGTACCTGTCTGGCGGCCGCACGTTCCGCAAGGTTCAGCTCGTCGTCCCGCAGTCCACGGGCACGCAGTCCACGTTCGGCGTCGGCGGTGCCACCGGCACGACCCCGAACCAGGACTTCCTGACGGGCTACATTGAGGTTGGCTTCGATGCGTCCTCTGGCACCGCGCCGACGCCGGTTGCCAAGTGGGGCCGGTAAACGACCTAACGAGGCCGGTAAACGTAAAAGTAAGCTGTTGCCTACTCTATTTTTTAAACATCAAAATCAGTTATTTGTAGTAACTGATTTTCCTCTATCACATTAGAATGGACTACGTGTTCTTATTTTACATCTTCTTATCCTTCGTGATCGCATCAGGCGGCGCCTTTGTTCTCTTCTCAAGTGGGCGCACAATCGCAGCCATCATGTTTCTCGTGGGGGCCGTTGTAATAGAGGCATTTTTTGGCACACGCTGGTTCCAGGCCAGTGGCAAGACAACTGCTGCCGTCGGCCCCTGGCCCCCATCAATCAATGTGTGCCCCGACTTCCTCTCTATCTACAAGGGAGTAGCCGACAGTAGCGGAAATAGAGTTGCATACTGTGTAGACAATACGGGTATAGCAGGTAACATGCCGAGGTGGACGTCTTCATCGGCGCCGAGTCAGACTGGAAACAATGTATTCAATCTATCGGCCAACCTCACGGGTGCAGCCCGCACAAAAGCCTTGTGCACTGAGGCGGCGGCCAAAAAGGTGACATGGGAGGGTGTGTGGGACGGAACGGTATGCCTCGGCGGTGTGCCGCCTGCTCCCTAACGTCGTGACTTAACGTCATACGACTATAAGGAGCTTAAGCGGTAAGTTATGTAGTAAGAAAGATGTTAGAGAGAACTCACTGTCTTTATCCAGACTTAGAAAGACAAATTACAGACTGGATAAATACACGCACAACGGCCCGCGCCGTCCTTCTCCTCGGCTCCCCAGGAGTTGGAAAGACCACCCTCGCTCACAGAGTTTTTGAAGCCACCGGCCTCAAGGTCCTAGAATTCAATGCCAGTCACACACGCAGTGGAACTTCCTTCCGCAAAGTGATTGTTCCTCTACTGAAAGAGGGCGGCATCATGCGCATGGTGGAGACAGGTAAGAAGGGGGGTATCGGCATTCTTCTAGATGAGATTGACGGACTCAGCAACGGAGAGCGAGGAGGTCTCCAGGAGCTTCTTACCTACCTGAAGTCTCCCGAGTCTGTGGATGGACGCCCCCTCATTCTCATCAGCAATACACTGGATACTCGCGCCCTCCAGCAAATCGCCAAGCACTGCCTTACCCTCCGCATTGAAGGTGCCACCCAGTCCATCCTGGAGGAGTGGCTGGGACGGAAAATTCCAGCTGGAATGACAACGGATCTCCGCTCCCTCCAGCGCCAGCTTTCAGGATACGAGCGAGCTGAAGAGGAAATCATGGTCCCAGAGGGCGTTGTTCCGGTTGCCTGGTGGTCCCTCTGGCAGGACTCCGATCCAGCCCTGGAGCTCGACATTGAAAACAATGAGGGGAATCTCGCCAGCCTGATTTCACTGGAGAATCTCCCAGAGAGAATTGAAGCCCACTTCGGCTCTACTCCAGAGGCCTGGGAACTCTATCTTTCGCTCTTTGAGGCATACCGCACCTCTGACCAGGGAGATTTCTGGGCATTCTTCTACCAGTGCTGGAATATCCTGCCGCTCAGTCTTAAGCTCAAACTCAAGCATATCAGCATGCGTTTGACCGAGGAGGCTCCTACGACGAAGGAGCCGGTTGAAATAGATAAGATGCGTTATACGCCGGTGCTCACAAAGCAGTCGGCCATGTTCAATGCGTGGAAGTTGCTGTGTGAGATCTCGGATACGCACAAAGTGCCTGTGCGCATGTCACCGATGTATGCAAATACGGAGCTGGTGCGCGGCGGAATAAAACCGGACCGAATTCGGCGCTTGGAGGCAATTTCTATTCAGAAACTGTATCGGTCGCTTGCTTAGCCGTGACTTCATGTCCTACGGCGTCTTAGCCGTGACTTCATGTCCTACGGCGTCTTAGCCGTGACTTCATGTCCTACGGCGTCTTATGCAGCAACATCCATCTCATCCTGGTGAACCAGCTTATACACATTCAGAGGCTCTTTCCGTCCAAGACGGTAAGCGCGTCCGAGAATCTGCTTCTCCTCCTCGATGTTCATGGCGTGAAGAAGAATTATATGGGTGGCCGCCGTAATCGTCAAGCCAGCACCAGCATGAAGACTATTCAGGAGAAGGCATCGCAGAGTTCCTTTCTGGAAGGAATTGAGCGTCGCCTGGATCACATCCTTCGTGCCCTTCACCTCTCGGATTCCATTAATACCTACCGCCTCCAGCTCACTGGTAATCTGCAAGAAGGGATTATCATAGCGGCTGAAGACGAGGAATTTTCCCGTCGGGTTCTCCTTAAAAAGTCTGATGAGAGCTTCCCTCTTCAGAAGCGGCTGTCCTGCGGCAGGGGCCGACGCAACAACCATCGTATTCGTGTCACCATCCGCAGTAATCCGCTTGAGGTCCGACGGATTTGTAGTCTTGCGACAGAGGGGGCAATCCAACTTTCGCGCCAGACTCTGGAGAATACAGGCGGCGCAGAAAACTTGCTGGCAGCATTTGGTAAGAAGAGCATCCTGGGGCTCATCGAAGCAGATGGGGCAAATCTCCTTCTGGAAGTTCTCAATTCGCTCTCGTATACTCTTAATCTGCTCTTCCAACCGATCTATCTTCGCTTTCTGGAGGGCCAGTGCATCCTCTTTCGCCTGGGGTGTTCTATATTCATTGCTGGCCTTGAACTCATATTCGCGCTTCAGCCTCGCCAGCTCCTTCTTCCGATTATCAGTGACGGCATCCACCAGATTTGTAGACTGCTCGGCGCTAACTCCCAGTTGCTGGAGGGCCGACTGGATATCTCCAGCGTGGAGGAACGCCTGGACATCCGCTGAAATTATGCCAGCCACCAGCTGGTGGGAAATTGGCGCCCTACAAAGAACCGTGTGGCGATAGATAGGTGGAAGAGAAATGGACTCGGCAATGAAGCCTGTGCTGCAGCGAAGAACAAGATGCCCTCTGAGAGGATGATTCGGCAAGAGGATGCGTCGCAGGAGAGTAAGTGATACAACGTGGTATCGGTAGGTATGATAAGGCTGTCTTGAGAGATAATTTGGCCTGAACTGCTCTACAAAATCGGGATGAAACGTTGAATTCGGCGAGAATACGCAGTTATGTAACATATTATAACCTACCCAGAGATTGACACTGGGATAGAGAAGATTCGGCCATGATGCTGAAATAAACCACATGAACTTGGTATGTGGGAGCGGAACCGACCCAGACATATGAATTGAATCCACTTCGTCTATATAGACGCGATTAAAGCGGACATCAATTACTTTCAAAATAAACTCCTTATAAAGCGTATTTGAAATCAGAACCACATCTGCCTCGTTAAGACTCTTCCAGAAGGCTCCTTCCAGGCTCCGCTTCGTCGTCACATAGAATGTATTCAGATTCGTCTGGTCTTTTATATAGGTGGACCACTGGCGAAAAAGAGTATGGGGGACAATAATAAGAGACGCGGAACACTCTGATAAATCTGTTGTAGTATTCTCCATGCTATATAAATAATGACTTGATGGTATCGACAGTTTCGGCATTTTGGGGGAAAAAGCTGTCGCTGCCTTGAGCTGCGCAATGTGTGAGAGAACGGTGAGACTTTTACCCACTCCTACACCGTCGCCTAGAATGGCCCACGAACTGAAGAGGATTTGTCCAGAAATATCCCAGCCCGTTGAAAGCCGCTTCTCGTGATCCAGCATTGCCTGTGTCGCCGCCGCCTGGTGAGCACGGAGCGGGACTTTCAGATGGGGGCTCGTGATGTTGACCCGCGGCGAATCCGATGTTAATTCGTTAACATAGGCCTGGTTAAGTATTTTTAATGCAACAGTGCTCTGTTCTGTAACAAACAAAGAACTCATCTAAGATGGGTTCTTTGTTTATCGTTTAGACTGGCCAAGGTGTGCGCTTGTTAAGGTGTTTGCTTAGGCAGTCGCAAAAAAAGTCCGCAGCTCTCCATCGCGTATGAAATCCTTCAGCTTCATACTCGTCTTCTTGACAAAAGGATTCGGTTCATCGCGCATCTTCTTCTTATCAAATGTATTCTCCGTATGGCTCATTACAAGCATGACCTTCTTAGGGTCGAGTTGTAACATCGGGTGCTTATAATTGTCCAAGTATGAACGCTCCTCTGCATGCGTGACCTCCTCATCATAAAGGTGTGTAGATGCATATGAGCGTCGCCAGGCCATTGTTCCATTTGTGGCGTGATTCGGGTGATACGGTCCCAGCTTGTAGATTTCCTTGATATCAGAATAATACATATAGATTTCCGAGCTGCCAGCGAGTTCATATTTGGGATTCTTCTTGAATGCCTGAACTACTGCATGGACGCGCTCTGGAAAATAGAAATCATCATCGTCCATCGCCACAATAATCTCGCCCTTTGACTCTCGGTTCAGACGATTCCTCTTTGCGCCAATATTCTTCTTTTCATCCTCATACAGATACCGAAAATTTGTGAGTTTATCTTTAGCTTCGGAGAAAATGTCCTCAACCCTGTCCGATCCGTCATCAAGAACAATCCATTCCATCCGATCTTTTGGATAGGTCTGTGAAAGAAAGCACTGAATAAGTGATGGTATAAACCGTCTCCTATTGTATGTCGGTGTAATGACCGATACAAAAGGAAATTCAACATCGCGCTGTGTGGAGGGCGGCATTGTCTATATATTATACGCCACTTCCGATTAAGCCCACTTTCGCCGCCGCTGCGGCCATAGGCATAGGCATAGGCATAGTAGCATATGCTGCAGGAACGGTCGCAGCATATGCTGCAGGAACGGTCGCAGCAAGAGCATTCTGTTGCGCCTTTGCCATAATAGCAGCTTCAGGCAACGCAGTCGCACCAGTCACTGTCGAAACAGGGAGAGGCGTAACGAGGGTGCTCGCGCCAGTGTATACAAAAGGATACAAGAGACCCGCCATCACCGGATTTAGAACAGGTCCTTCAATAAGAGGCGCTAACACCGCGTGATAAGCACCGCCACCTCCACCTGTATATCTCATAAGCGCAAAGATGAAGGCGATTGGAAAAAGGAGAGTTCCATAGACAAAATAATAGAATCGCATATAGACCGGTGTAGATATCATAGCATTACTTGACATGGATCCACCCCACAGTGCCAGAATCGCAATAATAAGATATAAGAAATACATCTTAAATTGGGTCCAAATACGTCCAGCAAGTCTGGTCACCGAGAATTTTTGATTTGCAACCTTCTCTTTTACAGCAGCAGTCTTTTCCTCGGCCACCGCAACCTTTTTTTCCTTTGCCTCCGTCTGCGCCTTCTTAACAATAGCCTGTATCTTTGTATCCACTTCATCCTTTTTTGCAGCAATTGTATTCGGCGTCGAACCAGCTGCACCTGTTGTGAAACTTTTCGCCTCTGCAAGAAGACTATCTAGCGACGCTTTCGTATCAGCACTAACTCCGGGAATCTTGCTTAAAATATCTTGCGTTTGATTCCCTTTCGTAACAGTGTCAGTTAAACTTCCTAGACTACTTGCCGCTCGGGCACGATAGTCGGCCGCCAACTTATCTGCGTTTGGATCATACATGGACGCAAACATTTTGTTTCCAAGTAAACTTGTAACCGTGTCCATCTGATGACGACGGATATTTTACAGCGCATACTTGAGACCACCCATTCCAGATGCGACCTCAAAGAAGTTGATATTTTCCACATAGATTGTTAAATCATACGTATAGGTCGTGCCAGACGGAAGCGGGTAGACATCCACCTCAATCTGAAAATTGCGAACACGACTTGAGTTAATACTTCCAGAGGGCTGCGCACTTGGGCTCGTCAAAGAAAAAGTATAGACAGGGACAATCGTCCTCGGAAAACCCGTAATATATTTCCAAGGCACAATCTTTGTAAAATAATCTATCGGCTTCTCCTCCTGTATTTCATTACCATCACAAAGGACACGAAGTGCGCGAATAATACCCATTTGCCCCTGCGGCACGAAGATACCCGAGGCATATGCGGTCGTATTTATCGGTGTTTGACCAGGTGTGGGACTGTAAGGAGGATACGGAAAATTCCACCAGTTTGTAAGATTCGCGAAGTCATTACGCGCCACCACGTCAGATCGCCGATTCACAATCAGAAGGCGCGTAATTGGATTGTGTGTTTCTAAATCTAAAAGCTGACGATTATAAATACCTTCAAATGAATAGGGTGTGACTTGATACATTATATAAGAGAGTGGTGCTGTGGCAAATATTCGTTGTTCATCCGTCGGTAGATAAATATAAGTAGACTGGATACGGGGATTTAAGAACCACGTATTTATTGCAGGCGGCGTGACACCCCAGTCGGTTAGAAAGTTGCGAATCTGACCACTGAGATCAGTGACCTGGCCATATGCAGGGATATTCATACGAATATCCTTTGTGCCAGCATCCATGCGATAATCGGGGGCAACGCGGAACCCAGATACATCCAGATAGGTATAGAGTCGCCGTATCGGATTCAGCGTGAGCTGGACCTCGCACTCATGAAATTGTAGACCAACGAGTGGAAGTGCCTGCGTTGTCGAATCTGTAAACCAGAAGGTAAGAGGAACATGAATATCCTGACCAAAAATGGAGGGCCTGTTCACCTGCGTCGTTGCTGACGCGGTCGGGTCACGGAATACGCTCGGATAGCCGGTGGCACTCGTGCCACCTGCATAAATTCCCTTTGACGGGTCTGATATTTCGTTAGTATCGCCGATTAGATCGCGCCACTTCTCAAACATGTCTAGGTCATAATCGGCGAGGGCCTTCGTCATAAGATAGGTCCCGTCAAACTCCTGGATTTTCTGGCCACCCACGAAGAAGGCCGCACTCTTAATGATCGCGGCACCAAGATATCTGACCCACTGGAACTGAAACTGCGATGTCCGCGCGGGCGAAGACGTAATATTTTTACTATAAATATCGGGCACTCTGAAGCTAAAATACATGTCGGACAGGAGATCTCCGCTCCGCTGAATCTTTGCCCGTAGTTTGATTTCATTGTCGAACGACAGTTCATTTGGCCCCTCAAGCGCCGTTGTGACACTCTCCATGGAGAAGTGACTGTAACGACGAAAGGTCTTGTAAAAGTATGTCATTTGCGGATTTCCAGAGAGGAGTATATTCTGAGCTCCATAAGCCACTAAACTGATGAGTCCTCCGCCCGTCATTCTCCCTTCTTGTTAGAACATCATTCTTAAGCTGTGACCAGGCTAAGAATCTTGTTTATGAAAGAGCTCTCTACGAGTTATACGATGACGTCCACCATGTGTCGGCTAAGTAGGGAGGGAGCTCCTGCGCCGACGTTTTTATTTGCTTAGATGGGCCTGCATGGTAGAGGGTCTGAATCTCCGTAAAGGATATCGCATACCGGGTATAGATGAACTCGCTCATCATCCCCTTGAATGCGCCGTTCACCTGAAGTGTTTTTCCATTAAGGGCGGGTGTCTGCGAGTTGAGAGTAAAGTTTGCGCCTGAAAAGAGGATAATATCCTGGTAATTAATGTAGGGTAACGTGTTCTCAAAGCGAAGCTTGTTGACAAGGTTTCCATTGATGTGGACCTCAAGACCACCTTTGCGGCAATTCAGAACTACGTGGAACCACTTGCGAATAGGAATATTCGCCACATCCACGAAAGCATAAGGATTCTCATATGTATTCATCACGACACGCATGGCATTTGTAGATCCCTTGATAAAAACACCGGGACCCATGAGAGGCCATACACATCCATATCCCTTGTGCCATACATGGTGAAGAACATCGGAGCCTGTGTCAAAGGTCGTTGAGTTCACGTAGAGATAGAAGGAGTATGCGAATTCTGAGCCACTCGGCTCGTTATTAGAGGGGAGAATTTGCTTTGCATCAGCATACTTAGAGGAATCCTGGTGAATAACCAGCGCCTTTTCGTCGGCGTTTGCCGTATAATTCATTAAATGCTGGAAGCGGGTCGACATTGTCTTTGATGCCGTGTAAATACCCTCGCTCGTAAAGAAGAGTGTGACCGTTATAAGGATTAAAAGAGTCCCAAGCAGAATCTCGCCAACTGGCGTTTTTCCTGAAACAGTATCTACTAAACCCGGACTTGCTTGCGGATACGAGGCCATCTACCGGTAACAATCATTTTTGTGAAAAATAATTGTAAACAATAGTTCTATACTTTAAGTCATTTAATTACTGCTGACTCTTAAAAAGCCCAGTAAAATAGGCCCAAGGATCCAGTGACGCACCTGTGGGACCCGCCTGATACATTCCATAGATCGCGCTGGGATTCAGCGAATAATTGTATGTAGAAACCCCACTCACATACCCGTCAAACCCACCCCTGTCAACAACTGTGACCGACTGACCTGTTGGGTCAACCTTGTAGAAGCTCGGGAGAACACATGACCGCGCCAATTTTCCGTCCAAATATACATCGCATGTGCGTCCATTGATACAGACCGTTACCTGAATCCAGCGCTGCATATCAATCTCATCAATATCGCACATGGGTTGGACAGTCAGTGCCCCATCAAACTGGAGAGGCTTGAAGAACAGCTCCTTGTCGGCATTCGTGAGGCCAATGCCATTAACCGATGAACCGGACGCATCATTTGTGAGGCCAATGCCATTAACCGATGAACCTGACGCATCCTTAGTATTAACGCGGACCGATAAGGAATTCTTCGTGGATCCGAGCGCGACGAGGAGGGTGGCAAAGTTGGTGCCGCCAAGCTCAAGAACGTGCTTGCGGGTTCCCTGTTTGTAACTCCAGCCAGAGACATATACCCAGAAGTTGACACTATACTCTCCACCCTCATAGATCTGGGCCTGATTCGTATACTTTTTTACACCTTGATTTGCAGAGAGTTTTCCGCTCTCAACTGTCACACCATTGCTGGTGCTTGTGCCATAGAAAAACCCAAAACTGTAGTAAACTATGACGAGCGCAATAACAACCACAAGCAGATTTATGAAGCCGGTAAGGATGTCCATCTACTATTATTAGGCATAAGAAGTTTCCCAATCAAGCCATGGTTGCGCGGGACGAACAGTAGGCCCTGGAAAACATCCACCCGTAGGACACAGAGAGGGTAGAGCAACACCTCCAGTGACCGGCGTATTCGCATCCGCTGGCAGAGTCACATATGGTGCGCCACGAGTATCACTGAGCTTACTATATGTGGCAGAGACCTCGGACCCCGAGATAGTATCTCCTTTAAAGTCAAAGCCAGCGCCATATCCACTAAAGGCGGAATTTCCTGCTATAATTCCTGTTGTATCTGCAGTCATCGCAATATTGAAAAGAGTCTTCTGGGATAAAACAAGGGCGTCATTATAATAGACGTCAAATCTGCGACCTTCGCGGGAGATTGTAATCATTACCCACTTTTGCGTTGGAATCGGCGGGAGAGTGAGAAATTCAAATACAGACTGAAAGTTCGCCCTTGAACCGGATGCATCAATTATAAGAGGGTTTCCACTCGCGTCCACTGTTGTCTTCGTGCGAACCGCGAGTTGTGTCATCGCCTTACCCTGGCGGCCCGCATCTGGAGCCGGAAGAATCTCAAGAAAACACGTATCACCAATCGTCATAAGAGGTGCGTATCCATTTCGCTGGCATCCGTCGCAGTTGTTTCCAACACCACAGTAGCAAGTGTGAAATCGCCCATCCTCACATGAGGGATTACCAGGTGTATTACATGTGATTGCTGTGGGTGTACGCTGGAGAGGTGTGACATAGAAGAATCCCTGGAACGTGGCGGATCCTGTCTGTTCGAATGTTTTTACTTGGTTAGCGTCAAATACTGCAGTCTTCTTTGATAAATCATAGGGGCCCAGATTTGACGCATTCATCTGAGCCGCCGGCACAAAATACAGTACTGAGAGTATTACAACTGTCAGTATTGCTAAAACGTATACCCACCAGACCATTCTACCGTGATATCTATAAAATAAAGAAGCTCAAGAGCTTCGTTAATAGATAAGTAGCAACGTTACACTGTATTCTTAAAGAAATCCGCCGATGTAGAAACGAGCGACTGGAGTTCAGACGCCATAAGCGCTCTCGGCCAATAGTAAAAGCTTCCAACCTGGACAGCACTCGCAACCGAGGCCGGTGGGGGCCAGAATTGAGTATCAGACCTGATTGGTGTTCCCTTTAGAACCGTCGTCGCATTGAGTTTTCCGTCAATATAGACTTCAATGTAGTTGGGCATGAAGGCAATAGAGAGACGGAATGGTGTTCCCTGTGGAATATTCTTAATCGGTGGAAGCGGTTCGCTTGTAAACACAGATGCTGCCGCGTCGCTAGTGGTCATCGCATATATATTCAAATCGTTCGTTGAGCTATCAATATATGCCATGATATTTGTAGTGGGGAATATAGACTTAAGATCTGACGTCTTTGCAGAGGCTAGCATGGTAACCTCCGCGGCCGATCTATAAAAGAGGACACGTGGAGCCGTAATTGGCTGGTAGGTGGCCGGCACCAATACATCAAATGATATAGTATAGTCGCATGATTTAGGATTTACAATTGTTGTCTTCGTTGCGTGGGTTGCAGGTGCATCTGTCCACGCGGTCTCCTTATCTTGTGACGTCGATATTCCTATAATACCTTTATCATAGGGGGATAGACTGAAGACAGGAGTTATCGTAAAATGGACAAAGACTAACAAAAGGAAGATAAAAAAGACGGCGGCGCTCAGATAGAAAAGATATGTTATTGCTGTTCCTATCAGTTGGCCACTTGGCAATGTCGGCAGTTTAGGGAGTGCTATGGATCCCAGCGCAATGGAAGGAGCAGCAAGAACAGGGGCGACTTGTTTTGGAGGTGGAGGTGGAGGTGGGGCGGCGCCCTGCCGTCTAGTAAAAAGCTTTGAGGCCGCGTCCATTCTTGTATCCTCTTAGATTTTCTCTCCTCTGGTTACAAACCAAAGAACAGAACCAACGACAAGAGTTGCGGTGGCTCCTGCGAATAATCCCTGAATTCGTGCCCGCATATCCGCCTCCGCAAAATCTGCCGTGCTCCAGAGCGGAGTCCGTGCGCGGGCACCAATTCGTTTATAATACTGAATGACCTCGGCTTCCGAGAAGATAGGCTTCTGTAAAGATGAATTGACCTCATTATGTAAGTCAATTGTCCACTTTAGAAGGTCCTGTCTTCTATCTAGATACTGTGTTACAGGTTTTATTGCTGTATGCTGGACATAGTGCTTTCTACAGATATCACATGGTATCAAAAATGCAAGCGATTCAAAAAACTCTTTCGCAGCCTTTTTATGCGCATAACTCGGCTTTTCGGGGTATCCAAGTGCAACAATGTGAATCGTATGCCAGAAGAGGGGGCCCCATACTTCGGGGGGCATTTTGACTTTCATCTCTATTAACGGGTATTCTTTGTAATCGCTATGTTTAACCGTAATGTCGTTATCACTGTAGGAACAGGTCTAAACAAATAATCACTCATTTTATCAGTGGTGTTAGGGCATGTATGCCAAAAAACAATTATGTACTAACTGTGGTCAAATTGGTCATGCATTTCGCAGTTGTCTGGCACCTGTCACAAGTTACGGAATGATACTTTTTCGCGTAAAGGGTGCGTGGAATCAAGCACAGCTCCTTCTTCAGAATGCAACTAGTCTGAATGGGCTTGATACATATCAGCCTAATATCGAGTATCTTCTCATCCAGAGGAGAGACAGTCTTGGATTTGTTGACCTTATGAGAGGAAAATACAAGCTTCAAGAAGTGGATTATATTTGTAAGCAGCTATTGGGGACAACAAAGGAAGAGCGCAAGCGTCTCTTAACTGTCCCATTTGACGAGCTCTGGTGTGAACTCTGGGGAATTACGACCGACCAACAGGGGCAGAGTTATAAGTCCGAGAAGGAATTTTCGCGTGTGAAGATGGAGACGCTCCGTGCTGGATATCTGCACGAGGCGACGGGGGAGACGGTGTCATTAGAATCTTTGATTGAGAAAACCCCGTGTATGTGGGCAACGCCAGAGTGGGGATTTCCGAAGGGGCGACGGGATTTCCGCGAGTCGGATTTTCAATGCGCACTTCGCGAAGTGAAGGAGGAAACTGGGCTGACAGAGGTCGATATCTGCCCCATTCGCAACTTACATCCGATCCAGGAGTCTTTTTTTGGCAGCAATAATATTCACTATTGTCACAAGTATTTTGTCGCATATGTGCCATCTCAAGGTGATATCATCATGGACCGCTCAAACGAGCACATGTCTAGAGAGGTCGGAAATATTGGGTGGTTTTCGCTGGATGGCGCTCTAAGTATGATACGCCCTGAGAATGTAGAGAAGAGGGAGATTCTCTTGAAGGCGAGCAGCCTTCTCCGAAACTATTGCCCTCTCCGTCTTTCTATCGCATCTTAAAATGAATCTTCATTGTAGATGTCTTCACTCTGGGACAGGTGGGATACAGAAACAGATCCGCAGAAGAGGGCAGCACTTTATGACACTCTTACACTTCGTCACGACCCGCCGCTATTTCCTCGCTTCTCCAGTATCGGGTCGTCGGTATGGGCTTATAATGATGCAGCCATACAACGTGGGGGATCATTGCACCATGGTGGCGCAGGTGAAAAGGAGGCGCTAGATTCAACGGACGGCGCTGCGTTTTCAGACTACGTAGAGGGACAGTTCGGCTTATATCCTGACCTTGACGACCCTCGGTTTCACGAGAAACTCTTCCACAAGCTTGAGTTCGCAGAGAACAAGCAGCTATCTCTTGCGCAGCTCAAGGAGAAGGCTGACACGATTTGTAACCCAAACGCCGAGTTTGAGCTTAGTCCTGTCCAGCGGTTCGTGAGCCGCTACCTGTCGGCCCAGTGTCCCTACCAATCGGCTTTACTATATCACGGAGTAGGTGTCGGTAAAACGTGTGCTGCCATCTCTATTGCGGAGTCCTATTTACACATTTTTCCGAACAAGAAGGTGATTATTGTGGCCCCGCCGAATATTCAGCCCAACTTCCGCAGAACGATTTTTGATATTGACGCGGTCAAGATCTCGGAGGATGAGAATACACCCAATACACTGAAGGGATGCACCGCCGATTATTACCTCCGTCGCACTGGAACAGAGTTTGAGAAGGAGAAGAGCGTGATTACGAGCCGTGTTCGCGATTTTATTAATGCGCGCTACGAATTCATGGGCTACATCCAATTCCAGCGTTATATCGAGCGCGTGAAGGCGTCGGATAGATCAGACACTGCAGGCGCCCTGCGTCTAGAGTTTGAAGGTCGTCTCGTCATTATTGACGAGGCTCACAATCTTCGCGATGTTCCCGGTGAGTCCAGCGATGATAATATAGATTCGGCCGGAGGCGACGACGAGGTTGCGGATGCGGCCGCCGGCAAGAAGCTGTCGCCTACGCTGACGGAGCTTCTGGAGATTGTTCATGGAATGAAGCTTGTGCTGATGACGGCCACACCTATGTACAATAATTACAAGGAGATTATCTTTCTGCTGAATCTTCTCCTGAAGAATGATAAGCGCATTGAGCTGACCGAGTCCGATATTTTCAAACCGAATAGCGACTTTCAAGTTGGCGGCGAAGAGAAGCTGGGGAATGCGGCGGCGGCCTATATCAGTTTTATGCGCGGCGAGAACCCGCTTTCCTTCCCTGTCCGTCTTTTTCCAGAGACGCTGAAGGGTGGTCGGCCCGTTCCCAAGATGGCTGCCTGGCCCGAGTTCAACCCTAAGGGCGACCCCACTGGCAATACGAGCTATGTCATGAAGCTGCCGCTCGTCCCTGTAAGCTACGAAGGAGCCTCTTTAGAAGCCTATGCATCTATCTCTAACCTGGCGAATCTGTCAGTTAGCAGCATTGATACGATGGTGCAGAGTGGAAACTGGCTATATCCTGTTGAGGGAGTGGCACCTGAGGCCCGCATTCGCGACGCCGGCTTTGATGCCTGTTTCCGCCAGAGCTCGGGTGGCTCTATTCAGTTTACCGCGACGAATGAGGATCTTGGATGGATGACGAAAGAAGGGCTTGGCGCGGTCTCGCCCAAGGCGAAGTTCATCTTAGATGCGCTCCAGGGTTCAAAGGGCGTCTCATTCGTCTATAGCCGCTTTATCAAGTCGGGTGCACTCCCTCTCGTCCTTGTGCTTGAGGCGAACGGCTATACGCCCTATGGCCGTGACACGCCAATGCTGCGAAATGGGCCCCAAGCACCAGGTGGTCGCCAGTGTGCCAAGTGCAGTCGCAAAGAGCAGGAGCACAAGGGTGCTGGACACGTCTTCAGACCGGCGAAATATATACTCTTGACGGGTCGTAATACTCTCTCCCCTAATAATGCTGCGATGGTATCAGCGGCGCGCAGTGATGCGAACAAGGACGGTGCTCTCGTAAAAGTCATCGTGGGTTCGCAAGTGGCCAGCGAAGGTATTGACTTGCGGTTCGTGCGCGAAATCTACGTCTTTGACAGCTGGTTTCACTTGAATAAGATGGAGCAGGTGCTGGGCCGCGGCGTGCGCACTTGTAGCCATTCGCTCTTGGACAAGAAGGAGCGGAATACGACGATTTATTTGCTCGTGAATGTGTTGCCTGAAGAGGATGCCGAGACTGCCGATTTATATATGTATCGTGTGGCGATGAATAAGGCGATTCAGATGGGCAAAGTCTCGCGTGTTCTTAAGCGGTATGCGCTTGACTGTAATCTGAACATTGACGCAATTCTCATCCCTGCTGGTTCGCTGGACCCACAGACACAAGAAGATGCGCAAGGAGCTCCGCGCCAGGTAGAGTTCAATGATACTGAATTTACTGCGATCTGCGACTGGATTGATACGTGCACATACGAATGCGCCAAGAAGATGGAGAAGCCGATTAACATTGCGACGGCCGACCGCTCAACCTATGATGAATTCAGCGCGAAGTGGCACGAGGCCGAGCTGCGCGACGCGGTTCGCGCCATCTTCCAGGAGAATGAGCAGCCTGCGTTTCGGTTTGAAGAGATACGGGAGATTATGTCCGCAATTCCGACCTCGGCACTGCGCGGTCTTCTCGCAGATATCGTCGGCAATCACTCTTTCCGCATCAAGATTGGAAAGAAAGAGGGATATATTGAATTCCGCAACGGGTATTATCTGTTCCAGCCTTATGGCCTACTCGACACCAATCTTCCTCTGTCGCTCCGTATCCAGGACTATCCTGTCAAGCGCGATTCCTTCGAGCCGATTGTAGTCCAGATTCAGCGTGCAGAGGTGGTGGCGCGCGGTATTTGGCCCGCGATACTCCAGCTGGCTGGGGCAGTTCGCAGGGGCGAAGATCCGGCGCCGGCCCTTGCTGGCGTGAATGCTGGACTGGCCGAGCGTTACACGAATCCCGCGGAACTCATTAAGGAACAGCAGCACATTTTCGGTCTTCTCTGGTTTTATGAGACGATGCGTGAAAATGAGGGGTGGCGCGCCGCGCTGGCGGAGGCGTTTCTGGGACTCGTATGGGACGAGATTCTGCGGCCGAAGGAGCAGATGGAACTGCTACAGGATGAGACAGCTCGCAGAATCGGTGGGGAGCAGTTGCTGCGGAAGGGGTCGCGCGAGGCCTTCCGTTATATAGACGGGCAGAGTGGCGAATTGCGCTATCTGTGCGGTGACAAGCCGTGTGACGTGGCGGTTGCTCGACTGTTTGACGGAGATGCTGCAGACCCTCTGAATATGCTTCAGGCGAATACGGGCACGACGGGTGCTCTATATGGTTTCTTAGTTCCCAATCTGAAATCGGGCTATTTGACATTCAAGACAACGGATAAGCCGGCTACTGTAGGCAAGGTGCCTCCCAAAGGCGGTGAATGCGAGATTGTTACGCAGATCTCCTACCATTTTACCGCACTGGTGGAGCTAGGAAACTTGCTGGCGGCAGCTGGCCTTCCCCGTTTTGGACTTACACTGGCTGAATTCCAGGGGGCCAGAAAGTTCCAGAACTCGTCGCGTGCCTGCAGTTTGAAGAATGTGATTCTGCGCTGGATGAGTCTTATGAAAGTGGGAGGTCGCATCTGGTTCTTCCGCCCGGTTGCTGCTTATAAGTCAAAGCACCAGGTTCTGGCGAACAAGCCTAAGAAGGTTCGTGCGAAGAAGGGTGCGGTGGCGCCGGCAGAAGAAGGTAAGGAGGAAGTGTAGATATGTCTTCCAGGGAATCCTCCTCGGAGCCTCGTCGGATACCTTTCAGGGAATCCTCCTCGGAGCGGATACCTTTCAGGGAGTTCACCCTTCTCCCACTGATGGATGCAACATTACTTGACGAAGATAGCTACGAAGGCAATCCTCATTTAGTAGACAAGGCTCTCATCCTCGGACGCGATCCAAAAACAATCAAAGAGGCTCTGTATAAGGCAAAGGCCGTCTATATTCACGCCGCATCGTTCAACACATGGTCCGACATCTTGATGCTACTTCACAAACAGCGACCTCTCCCTCTTCGTGTTGTTCTTATATCAGGAACAGATTGCTGGCTGGACAATTCGCATATGGAGCTAGTTTCTTCTGTCCTCTCAAATACACACTTCTTCATACGCAACTGGATGGGCGACTTACCCAACTGCACAGTGATGCCAATCGGAACCATGGGTATTTATGAGGGTGAGTATGATAAAAACGAGAAGAAATATATGTTTGGGATTTCGTATGTCAGCAATAATAGTCCTATGCGCCAAGAGTTCTATGATTACTTGGAAACTGGGCCAAGTATTATCAAGTATAGAATGCCCAAATGTGAAGAGCAGGAGTTTTACGGGAGACTTGCGAAACTCCGATTCTCTGTATGCCCAATGGGGGCCGGATTTGACACGCTCCGCTTCTGGGAGTCTCTTACATTAGGCTGTATTCCCATCGTAAAAGATGACCCGTTTTATGATATTCTTGTTCGCCAATATCCCGGCCTTCCTATGATACGTGTGAAGAGTTGGGAAGACCTTCCCGATCTTGTAGATAGGCTTACAGAGGAATTATATGAAGAGATGGTGGATAAGGCTGATATATCCTGTGCTTGGGCTTCTTACTGGCTGCCTAAAATTGAGTCTTTATGTAAAGAAGAAGTAGGCAATGGAACACACAGCATTATTTGAAGAGCGCGCAAGCCTCACCTCCCGCGATTTGCGTGGAGAGATTACAGATATTGATGGGCTTCTTCTCCAGAAGCTTAGCACACGCATGGAGAATAAGTGCTCACGCCATGGATTTGTTCTTCCTGGGACGATGAAGATTCTGTCTCGCTCTATGGGCTATATTGAGAAGGGTCGTTTTACGGGTGACATCATCTTCCACGTGCAGGCTGAGGCGAAGGTTCTGAACCCTCCCGCAGGATTTACGCTGGAGGGTGTGGTGATTCGCAAGAATAAGATGGGTATGTATGTCTCTTATAATGATGCGATTCGCATTATTCTTCCCCGCGATCTTCACACTGGGGACGAGGCATTCGAGGCTATTCCGGTTGGCGCGAATGTGAATGTGGAAATCCAGAAGTCCCGATTCCAGGTGAATGATGCATATATTCTGAGCGTTGGACTGTTTCGTGGGCTTGCTACTGCTGTTGCTGCAGAGGCTGCTCCTGCAGAGGATGCTCCTGCAGAAGCTGCTCCTGCAGAGGATGCTCCTGCAGAGGATGCTCCTGCTAATGCCGCTTCCGTTAATGCTGCCCCCGCTAATGCCGCTTCCGTTAATGCTGCCCCCGCTAATGCCGCTTCCGCTAATGCCGCTTCCGTTAATGCTGCCCCCGCTAATGCCGCTGCTTCTCCAGCTTCCGAGGTCTCCGACGCCGAGGGGGACCTTGAGGTTATCAACAACGCGGAAAGCAATGCCTCGTAATGAAAGAAAATCTAAGTAGAATATGGAGGCACAGGAATATGAAGAGAGAAAATTACTTCTAGAAGAACTGAAGCGTCTTGTTAAAAGCGAACAGGAGGCTATTTTTCGCCTTCTAAAAAGCGAAAAGGCTGAATACAGTGAAAACAGCAACGGCATCTTTTTTGATGTATGCAAACTACCCACACCCGTCTTTAAGAAAATGAAGGAATATATCGTTTTCTGCTGTAAGAATCGCGACGAGTTTACACAGCGCGAAGAGGAAGAGCGTAAGGCACAGGAGGTTATTGACGGAACAGTCTAAACATTCGGCGCAGATATACTATAAAGATGCTTGATCAGGTAAAATCATGGATTGTAACGAACCCCTCTAGAGACGCAAGTGTCGCCCCTATAGAGATTCGTGTGAAAAGCGACACCGGCGATGTTTCGGCAGAGGCTATCAACGCACCAGGCGGTTGTATCGCAACCCCTCTGGATCCTCCCGGCCCAGTCTCTTTCTACCTCTGGCACACGGACCCCCTCTACAGAGGAGGTGGCCTGCTTCTCCGTCGCCAAATCCTCCGCGAGACTCTTGTCCAAATCGCAAAACTCATTGAGACGGACTGTAAGGGGCACCACTGGCGCCGCAGCAAGATTCTGGAGCAGCTCGCAGCACAGCAGACGGCAGCCGTCTCACCGCCTCAGGATACGATTGAGCTAGACGAGGCACTCTGCTTCGTTCTCGGTTACCAGAAGATCATAGTCGACGAGGCGCACAAGAAGATTCTCCATTTCCCCTTAAACTTCCGCCAATGGACGTCCGAGAGACCAGTATGGGCATCGGCCCTCGGCACACGGTGTGTTCTCCATCTTCCGGGCGAGAAGCATCTCAGCGCAGGACTCGGCATATGGGTTACCGGGCTAGAAGAGGAGGGTTGGCGCGTGGGCTGGCCAGTTCCTGATGAGAAGCTGGACGAGCTGAAGCGTCGCTGCCAGGCTGCGGGCCTCGTGCCTAGAGCTGAGAAGCCGAAGAAGGAGGACTATGCAGTTCTTCTTGGTCGCTCTGAAACAGTTGCTCATCTACTCTCCGAGTTTCCCTAAACGGTTTTCCCCTAATTTTGAAGGTTCTCCCGCCCAAAGGGAACTCTATCTAGGAGAATAGGATGGAACTCAATTCCGCTGAGGTCACACATTTGCGGAAGCGCATAGAGGATTGGCTCGTATCTCCCAACCAGGAGCTTGAGGCAACCTTTGGCGTAGACGGTAAAGTAGATGTGACTACGTTTCTTACAGTTGCAAAGCGGTTAAGGGCCAGGGGGTATCGCTCCATCGCACAAGAGGATCGGATGACGATTACGACACCTGACCATGTTCGTTTCAGTCTCCAGGGACTCGGCACAATCCAGGAGTATTGCAAGGACGACGTGCTCGCTGGCAAGAACTTCATCACGCTCATCAAGGACCGCACTGTTCCCGACGCGAATGTTGACCTCGTAGACTACGATGTGCGCGTCAAGGTTCGTCGTGAGATTGGTCTTGCAAACGATGACGCCAAGGTTCGCGACCTCTTTGCGAGCTGGAAGCAGCAGAAGAAGGCATTCCGCGTGATTCGTCGCTGGACGTTTGAGGGAGAGGGTCTTGTGCTTGACCTCTCCATCGTTCGGAGCACAGGGCGCGACGCAAACCGCAACTACCGCTGGATGCGCCTCTTCAAGGATCAGGATGTGATGGGTTCGCCGCCCGAGTATGAGATTGAGGTAGAGCTTGCGCGTATAGAAGGCGATACGGTGGACTCGGCTCTGAAGCGGCTTGTGAAGGGTGTAGGCGAGGTCCTGCGTGGAATCCAGAAGCACACGTTCCTCATGCGCAAGTCCGTGCGCGACAAGGTTCTGCGTGGCTATAAGGACCTCACTGGGACGGATCGCTTCCGTGGCGTTGCACCTGTTACAATGGAAATGCCGAATTTCCTCAAGGACCGCGACGACGGTGTTCCGAATATCCGCAACGGCTATAATGTGACAGACAAGGCTGATGGTCTGCGCGTTATGGCGTTCTGTGACACAAAGGGCGAGCTGTTCATGATTGACATGAGTCTCAACGTCTACAAGACGGGTCTGATGAATCAGGCGTGCCGCCTGTCTCTCCTAGACGCGGAGTGGATTACGCAGACGAGGGACGGCCGCGCCGTGTCACAGCTCCTCTTCTTTGACATTTACATTGATGTTGACAAGAAGGATGCGACAGGTCTTCCCTTCTATAGCCGAGAGGCCTCTGCAGAGACTCGGTATTCTAGCATGAAGCGGTGGATTGCGACGTGGAATGAGAAGACGGTGGTGGGCGCAGGCATCACGGCCGCCACGAAGCTCCAGGTCATTCTGAAGAACTTCTTCTTCGCGGAGGAGGGCGATTCGGCCATCTTCCTGGCCGCGTCGCAGGCACTGAATATCAAGGGCATCTACAACACAGATGGTCTCATCTTCACGCCAAACGCGAAGCCGATTCCCAAGGCGGCGGCCTTCCTAGACCAGTTCAAGTGGAAGCCCGCCCACGATAACACGATTGACTTCTTGGTGAAGTTTGAGAACTACACCGACAGTAAGGAGGAGAGAGTGACGGTGGGTGTGAAGCCGGATTCGGGTGAGACGTTGACCTACAAGACGCTGCGTCTTCTTGTAGGTAGCAGCACTGACGCGATGTTTGAGAATCCTCGCGCGGCTGTGCTCGAAGGGGTCAGACCTAAGCCCGCATCTCGCAAGGGTGCGGCTTACAGGCCTGTTCCTTTCAATCCTGCAGACTATGCCGATACGATGGCGAGCGTCTGCTATCTACAGATGGAGACGGACCCTGATACCGGTGAGAACTATGTTCTGACAGGAAAGTCCAAGGAGCCGATCCAGGACAAGAATATTGTGGAGATGGCATATGACCCTGCGCAGCCGCCTGGATGGAGATGGCAGCCTCTGCGTGTGCGCATGGACAAGACGGAGCGTATGCAGCGCGGCATTCTTGGGCGCACGCTCAACAGTAGCCAGACGGCGGAGAGTGTATGGAACAGTATCCACGACCCTATCACGGAAAGCATGATTCGGTCAGGCTCGGAGACGATGGGTGAGGCGGAATCAGAGGCGCTGGATGCGGAGAAGGAGGCGTCTGCCGCGGCTCGGCGCAAGTATTTCGAGCGGACGGCGACAGAGGCGGATCTACGGGTCGTGAAGGGTATGCGCGATTTCCACAACAAGATGATTAAGGAGCGCGTCCTCTATGGGGCGGCGTTCAAGCAGAAGGGGAAGACAGTGCTGGACTTGGCGGTGGGCAAGGGTGCGGACTTGCAGCGGTGGCGGCGCGGCGGCGTCTCCTTCGTTCTTGGATGCGACAATGCCGGCGACAACATCACGAATGCGGAGAATGGCGCTTATAGGCGCTATTTGGAGACGGTATCGAAGGCGCCGCCTGGCTCTGTTCCCACGATGATCTTCGCGATTGCGGATTCGAGCAAGCGGCTGATTGATGGAACTGCAGGCGAGACAGAACAGGAGAAGGATATCTTGCGGAGTGTTATGGGCCGGATTAAGCCGAGTGGTCCCGTCCCCCCCTTCGTGGAACGGGAAGGCACGGCAAAACTCAAGACGGGCGCGGATTGTGTAAGCTTAATGTTCGCTATTCACTACTTCTTTGACAAGAAGGCGACGTTTGACGGGCTTCTCCAGAATATCGCGGACGGTCTCAAGCTGGGTGGCCTCTTTATTGGATGCTGCTTTGACGGAGAGAAGGTGTTTGATTTGCTCAAGACAACGCCGATGGGTGGCCGGCGGACGGGCATGTATAAGGAGAAGTTGTTGTGGTCAATTGCGAAGCAGTATGACGCGGAGGCAATTCCAGAGGGCGACGATGCCTTTGGTATGGGAATTGACGTGGAGTTTATCAGTATCGGCACATCTCACCGCGAGTATCTAGTGCCGTTCAAGCTTCTTCAATCCAAGATGGCGGATATTGGCTGCGAGTTACTAGATGATAAGGAGTGTGCGGAGCTGGGGCTCAAGACGAGCACTGGCCTCTTCGGCGCGTCTCATGACAAGGATCGTTATAAGATGAATGATGCGGTTCAGCAGTTCTCGTATCTGAATCGGTGGTTTATCTTCAAGCGGAAGACTGAGAAGGTGGCCGCGAGCGAGGAGGCCGCCGCGCCTGTGACAGCAGCGACGGCGAAGAAGTCAAAGATTCGCATTGTATCCTCTTTGACTGCGCCTAAGAATGTTGCTTCTGTCGCTGCACCTGCTAATGCCGCTAATGCTAATGCCGCTAATGCTAATGCCGCTAATGCTAATGCAGCAGCACCTGTCGCTAATGCTGCTAATGCTAATGCAGCTGCACCTGTCGCTAATGCAGCTGCACCTGCTGCTAATGCCGCAGCACCTCCTCTTCCTGTGCTAGCCCCAATCTCAGATGCGGTTGCTAAGCCAGCAGTTGCCGCGGACCCTCTCCGAACGATAGCTGTTGCATCCGACGCAGCCCCCAAGGCATCCGAAATCTTTGGCGCCGGCGAAGTGTTCCAGTTCTACTCTCGCGCGGCTCTTCAGGATAAGCTCAAGATTGGAGACAAGAGCGCAGGTCGCTGGCTGGCGCCCAATGCGCCGTTCCCCCTCAAGGATGGGGATACCATCTATCCATCTCTTGACCACTACATAGGTGGAATGATGTATAAGCTTGCGACTACAATCCCGCAGACGGGTATCAGTCTGTTCAGTCGCAACGGCTCAATCCACCAGCAGTATGTGGGCCAGCGGCTCACGGAGACTGATGGCGGCACGAAACCTCTGCCTGAGGACCGCGACTATGCGCTCTTAGAGGATGAGTCAAAGGATGTGAAGGCGGCAATGCGTGCCGCCACAGTGAAGAAGTATAAGGGCGTCTTTGATGAGGCGAAATGGGCGACTGCGAAGGACCAAGTTCTCCGCGACGGTCTCACGCAGCGATGGGAGACGGATGCACGCCTGCGGCGTATTGTGGAGGCGGTGCGGAACCAGGGGAAGATCCTCTTGTTCTACACGCCTGGTGCGGCGACGAATATGGGCGGCATCCGTCGCGATGACGGAACAATCGAAGGGGACAACAAGGTGGGTGAGATTCTCATGAGCCTGGCAAAATTTCCTGGGAAGATATAGAATGAAACGTCAATCTCGTAGACGCTTAACCCGCAGAAGAAAACAGAAGGGTGGAGCAATTGATTGTAAAGTTATTGTTTTTTCTAAAGAAAAACTTACCAAGAAGACAGCGGATGATTTTAAAGAACTCTTAGAAAAACTTTCTAAAGGAAAAGTTAGTCTTGAAGAGGGTGGTATGTATAAATTTATGTTTGTTGGAGAAACCGGACTTCCTTCTAAGTATCATGAGGAATCAGAAGAAACCGTATTTGTTATAGAAACCCCCCCTGATTATTTAATAGTTAAAAATAAAACAAATGCTAAGCTTGATAGCGCCTTGACAAAATTAGAATATGAAATACGTGATAATATGGGTTCTATACCTCTTAAGCTCATTCCACCCAGTCATGGTTTATATAATCCCGACGGACAACTATTTTATGTGGGTATTATGCCAACTTAGAGTCCATACACTCCCATAAGAGTGCGATACTGTTTGGCCCACGCCATCCAGTTATTTAGAGAAACGCCCGACTGTTGAATCGCCCGTTTTTCTATGAGCTCAAAGAGCTTGAACTGCATTCCTATATTCACAGACCCATAGAGGGCTGGAAGGTCAGTATATGCTGGCTCTATCATTCTCGCAAGACGTATATTCACATCATGATGAAGATCCCAGAGCCATCTTGTTATCCAGCCTTTCAGCTGGTTGTAAGGTAAAGTATGAATACTTGAAACAGGATGTTCTTGTATCCATTTTTTGTAATGATCGCGGCAGACATCGCAAGGGAGCATAGGGCCGGTTGCTTGTAAGAGAGCAATCCAGGCACGCCGCTCATCTGCTTCAAAGAGGGGTGATACAATCTTACCAACCTTCTCTCCCAGACCATGAAGAATGGTCCAGACAAATGTTCCCCACTCTTTATTTTCAGGATATGCGGGCCCAGGTATCTGACACGCGCACGGCATCTAGAAGAGCTCCCGAAGTGTCTTTTTTGTTTCTGGCGCGGCGGCGCAGCGCGGCCCAGTAAAAATGAATGCGGCGGCTGGCTCCAATGTAGTTCACCATGGATACTCTTCTTATAATCTCAGCGGTTCATGAGGCAGTGACAGCGTCGGTTCCCTATGATATCGAGCATATTAGTAGAGCCTTCTATTTGGCCTATACGAATCTTCCTGTTGAAGGCGCCGTAAACTGGGGCGACGATATCACCAAGCAAAAACGCTTCATGACTCTAGGAGAAGCATTCACACTTATGTCAGAGCAAACGAAAAATATGGGCGAGCGTGATCCAATTCTTGACCGGTTTATCGGACATATCGCCTCGCGGTGTAAGGTGTCATATGATGTGATTGAGGCGGGTGCGAGGGGCATCTTTAATTCATAACTAGTAGCAGAAATGAGCATCGCGGGCCAGGTGAAACTAGCAAATGCCTCCATGCTGGGAATTTTTACTTTATATTTGATCGGACGAGGTGTATCCCCCGCCGTCATTGCCATCCCAGCGATCAGCTCTCTAAAATATGTCTATCTGTCTGGAAGTGAGTCGCCAGACAGACAGAAGGCCCACTATCTCTCATGGTTCCTTACGACACCCATCATGCTCTGGCTAATTTTTTCACTGAATCATCTGTCACTGGGGACCATGACCCTCATGATTCTTCTCAACCAGCTCATGATCGCCAGCGGCTACTTTGCTGCAGTGGATTTAGAGAAGGGTAATGAGAAATCCGCGTGGAACTGGTTTTGGCTGGGCTGTTTCGCATTCCTCCCCATCGTTTACCAGCTCCTCCAGTTTTCCGAGGGCCTTCCGCTGGTAGCCCTGACTCTCGTGACGTGGTCTGCGTATCCAGTAGTCTGGTGGGCGGATGCGGAAAAATTGATAAGCAGCGATACTCGTGACGTAAGCTACTCCTTCCTAGATTTAACAAGCAAGGCTGGCATCGTCCTCTTATATTTGCGCGAGTTAAAGGCTCTGTAGATAGTTATCTAGAATGCCCTCAGACTGGCAGAGCCTTGCTCGTGTAAACGAACATGAGCGCGACAAGCATGTCCACTTTGACGAGCCTACACACATCTATACTGTGAAGGGAGAGACGAAGGGATATATCAGCGTCACGAAGTTTCTACACGAGTTCTTTCCCCACTTTGATGCAGATGCTGTGATTAAGAAGATGATGGGCGGCAAGAACTGGAATGCGCAGAATAAGTGGTTCGGCAAGACGGCGTCTGAAATCAAGGCGGCCTGGGACGAGAACGGAAAGCAGGCGAGCGGCGCTGGAACGCTAATGCACTTGTCTATTGAGCAGTATCTGAATGGCGCTGAGCACCTTGTTACGGAGGAGACGAAGCAGACGCCCGAGTGGCGCTATTTTATGAACTTCTGGCGAGATCATGGTCACGACCTTGTGCCCTTCAGGACGGAGTGGGAGGTGTGGGCCGAGGAGTATCGTCTGACAGGCAGTATTGACATGATCTTCTACCGCAAGTCCGACGATTCGTATGTGATTTACGACTGGAAGCGGTCGAAGGATATCAAGGTCAATAATGACTTCGGAGGTCGTGCACTGTATCCGCTTGACCATCTTCACGACACGAATTACTGGCACTACAGTCTTCAGCTGAATGTGTATCGCTGGTTTCTGGAGACCTACTATGGTCTTAAAATCAATGATATGTATCTGATTGTTCTTCACCCTGACAACAAGAACTACCGCCGCCTCCAGCTGAACAGGATGGACGACGAGGTCGGCATTATGATGAAGGCGCGGATGCGGGCTGTGCGAGGCGGTTGCAAGCAGAAGGTGATTATGCCGTATCCTGAGTGTGATATTACAGACTAGTCCTCCCGCTCACAGTGGATGGCTAGTCCTCCCGCTCGAGGAACTTTTTCAGTTCGCACTGGGCACATACATCCACCTCGGGAGCCACATTGCCCATATTCTCCTTGAAAAGCTTGTTCAGGCTCCTGGACTTCAGTGTATTCCTGTATTTCTTAACACGCATGTAGTCATTCGTGCTCAGATTTACACCACTCGTGCGGATTCCAGCAAGACGCTTGATATTCGCCATCTGCGGCGCCTTTCCAAGAGTGCGCGTGAGGTTATTACGGGCCCTGGTCTCCGCGAGGGCGAACTGGACCTTGGCCCTTTCCTTCGCCTCCAGCTTCACAGCCTTCTTTTCCGCCCGCGCCGTCTTGCGAGCAGCCACATTCTGCTTGAGAACCGCCTTGAGCTCAGCCTTAGCTGTGCGCCGGGCGGTCTTTGAGTTATTCGGGTTATTCACCTTCTTTACCGCCGCAATCTGGGCCTTCATAGCCTTCTGAAAGGCGCGCTCCTCATTGCGCTCAGCCTTCTTAACAGCCTTCTGCGCATTCGTCTCGGCCTTCAGCTTCGCCTTGACCTCATCACCAGCGGCCTTCTTCGCCGCCTTGAGCGCGTCCTTACCAGCCGCCTTCACAGCCGCCGCAGCCATAATATTCTTAAAAAACGCGCCCTCATTTCTCTTCTGCTTGCGAGTCTTGAGAAGGCCAGCCACCTCGGTCGCGAGCGGCTTGCGGCCCAGCTTATTTGTTAAATTCCGCACTGCGGCAGCTTTGGCATTGTTCTCCATTCTAGTAAGAGGCGTGTTTTTTACCAAGCCGCCGTCTCAGCAACGCGCCAGCCACCTTCCGCTCCGAGAGAATGAAATACTTCTGGGCCTGCTTTGGAAGGTCAGCAAACACAGGAAGCTCCCCTGTAGCCGGGTCACGCACAAGAATCGCCGGACCTGAATCAGTCAGAACAAGAATGAAATACTTGGCCGTTTCTGTCTTATACTTAAACTGCTTGAAGATGGGGGTAGGCGGATCTGTTCTTATGTCTATCTGCGCGACCGACATCTTCGTTGTCCGCATGAGCTCATCAAGCTGCGCCTCCGTAAATGCATCATCCGAGGCGGGCACAGCCCGAATCATGGCAAAGAGTTCAGCCATCGGGGCGCGCAACAAGCGCATGGCAGTGGTGGCACGGTCCTCCTTATCCAAGAAGGTCTCAAGCGGGGCAGGCAAACTCGTATCCTCATCCAGCGGCACAACCTCCTCTACCACCGCGCTGGACATTTCCTCAAAGTATCTCGGCGCCTCCTCGGTAGACCGCACCCAGTCTCCGCGCAACCGCTCATACCACGCCGCCGTGTTTTCAGGGAGAATTTCCTGGTCTCCATCCACAATCCGCCGGTCAATCGTTCCAGTCTGCGACACATCATCATCAAAGAGTTCGCGCCGCTTCTCCGCAAATCGCAGAAGTTCCTCAATGAGCTTGAAGAAGAGTAAGTATTTGATATCCACGTCTAGGTTTTCTACGACCTTGTCTTTGGGTGTATGAATAAGACACTGGCCCTCAGACCCTTTCGTATTCCAGACACAGCGGCCAGAGCAAGTGCCCCTATCCAGCGACGTGCAGTCAACGCGCTGAATTGTAGGGCGGCCCTCCGCATCCGTGTCTGAGAACCACCCCAAGACATCCTTGCTCAGATATGTATACAGCTCCTTGCGCTTCTCGGCCAGCGACGTTCTGCGAACACCTCTATCGTCGTCGCCATATATAATCTTCTCAAGCTCCTTGCGGACTTCGCCTGTATCCTCCTTCTTTGAAAGCCATTTCGCAAACGTGATTCGCAGGTGTTCAAAAATGTCCGAGAGCTCCTTGGACGTGAGAGTCTCAGCATCCCGCTTTTCTTCTTGCACGACTGCCTCGGACCGCGAGAGACCGAGAATCTGCTTGTTCATCTCCCACTCCAGTTCATCAGGAGACTTCTCCATGGCTGGAAGTGTATACTCATCCTTCACGTAAAAATAGGCGTCGCCCTCCTTTACGAGGGTTACCGGTAAATTCCTCTTGATGGGCAGAATCGAGTTGTTTCTCAGTAGCATGGCAAAAATCCTCGCCTTTTCACCCTCTCTCTGATACCAGACTTGGACCGGCTTATAGAGGGGTTCGCCCTTCAATGTCTGAAACTCTCTCTCATTTGTGATATATGTCTCATAAAACTCCAAGATGTCTTTGGGAGCCGCGGTGGGATTCAGATCGCCCCAGTCCAAGTATATGGTTGTTGCTGGAAACAAGTGACCATCGTCAACGCACGGAACAGGTATGAGCCCGTTTGTCGTTTTAAATACGAGCGCGGCCAAGTGATTGTAGGGGTCGCGCAGAATGCCGTTAAACTCTACATCCTCATTTGCTGTAACTTTATTATATAAGACGCTAGAGGGGACCAGCATTTTCTTGCCAACCTGGCGACTCGCATACGAGAGTCTGGGATCCGCGACGCAGATAGATTCGAACTCGCGCTTTCGCTCCTTCACAATCTTGGGCCAGTTAATCTCCTCCGCATCCTTCTTCCACCCCTGCTGAAAGAAGAGTGTGTATTTTCCATTCATAACGTGGAAAATCGGCTCCCAGACGCCAGAGTGGTGATGAAGAAGGAATGCGACGTCATTATTTGCATGAACACCCTTGTTAAATCCATAAGGCGGACAGCGCACATGGAGCTTGCCACCAGCATCAATATCCAGAACAATGAACGTGATTCCTGGTCTCATACCATCCTCTGCATCGTCCATGTTCGGCATACGAAGAATGAAATCGGGCTGTGCAAGAAGGGATGCGAGTTGTCTGTATTCCTTCATCGTATCATCCTTCTCAACCCAGCCCTTTTTATAGCCCTTCTCAGAATCTAAGAAGCCCATGAAACTGTTATAGCTGATATAGAAGCGCTCAACGACCTTGCGCTTCTTGGGGCCAGGGATCTGGAGGAGGCCGCCCCAGTTATTGATGTCAGTCCCTTCTAGCCACCGCTGCATGAGACCAACTGGCGGAGTTTTCATATGGATATCATAATATTCCAAGAGGAAGTTGCCATAGTTGAGCTGGAAGAAGACGGCCGGCTGCGTCTGGAGGGACTGCTTGATGAGCGCCTTCATCTCGCGCGCACTGCGCTGCATATAGAAGGGCGCAATCGCGGCCATAAAGCTGTCAGTCTTGAAACGGGCGCGATTCTCAACGCCAATGCGCAAGAATCCCTCGGCGTCAGGCTTGAGCTTGTGGGGCGTCTTCGGATTGATAAAGTTGGAGATGTCCTGTTTGAAATATTCATCGAGAACCGGTGGAAGAAGGCCGATCTGGGGACCCTCTATCTCATCAATCTCAAGAGGAAGCTTCTCGGACCCCACAATGTATTTGGTGAAGGCGCGGGCCATATACGCAATATACGGTTGCTGGGGGAACATGGGTTCGTCGCGCTTGCGGATTTCAGG